GGTGCCATTAGGTTTGGGCGGCAAAACATTTGAAGTGCCAGACATACCCGTGCTCGGTGACGGGGGAATTGTGACAGGCCCGACCCTGGCAATGATTGGTGAACGAGGACCGGAAGCCGTCATACCGCTAAACGGGTCAAACGGTGGCATGGGTGGCAACACCATTAACGTTACGGTTACCTCAGCAGACCCCAACGCTGTGGTAGCAGCTCTACAACGCTATGTAAGAATGTCAGGCCCAGTGCCGTTAAACACTAGGGCGATGTAATGCCTAGATATGCCTGGGTTTTTAAGAACGCCACAACGGCCACAACTTTTACAACCAATGTTTTGTCTGCCTCATACAAAACAGGTCGACAAACATTCATGGATAACTGGGCTGGTGGGTCTTTAACTTTCACAATTAAAAACGACACCAATCAAGCTGCTGGTTTTACCGTCAACGACAAAATAGATTTTATGGACTCAACAGGCGTTTACTATCAACGCTTCTTTGTCAATGAAATCCAATACATTGACTACCCAGGGCAGGTCGGTTTATCAACCGCAACCATTTCTTGCACTGACGGGCTTAACCGATCCGGTCAAACAACCATTAACAACCTGACTTTGTTTGCAGAACAATGTTGTGAACAACTAGACGAATTCCCTGCGTCTGGTCAACTCACAGGTTCTGGTTACACCATAAACGGCACCACTTACGGCATTGGCGCTTCAAAAGCTTTAGGTTTGGGTGGCGGCTATAACGGCGCTGTGTTGCAACGAATCAACCAAAACATGGCCACTGAACGTGGCGTAATTTGGTACAACACCAACACCATTTATGCGGTGGCTCGAAACAAAATCTATGACAAAACAATGGCATTGACATTTGGTAGGTCTACCAGTTCCACCGTTATTGCATATCAAGAATTCCAAAGAATTACTTTGGGTCAAAACTTTATGAACGCCGTAAGCGTTGAACCGCTAAACAATACTTCATTCAACAGATTTGAAACCAACGCCACTTCAACAGCCGCCTACGGTGTCCGTGGCTACTCGTTAAGTTCGGTTGATTTTACAGGCGCACAAGCCCAAGGCTTAGCGCAATTTTTGGCTTACTCACAATCTGACCCGGCAGCGATCAGGTTTGTTGTTGGCTTTGATGACGTGGCCCAAAACTCTACGGCTATTAACACTTTTGTGGGTCAATGGCTTGGCTCTGCTGGCAGGCCAGCGGTTGTGTTGCCTTTGGAATATAAAATTCAGGGTTCAGGCACAACATATACTGTGCAAAGTTTGATTGAAGGATTAGAAATAAACATGACACCCGAAATGACATCGTTTACCGCTTACCTAAGCCCGATGACTTACTACCAGTATTTCATTTTAAACGACGCCACTTTCGGTGTCCTCGATACATCAAGATTGGGTTGGTAAAATGCCTACTTATCAAGGTCAATTTGTGGCTGGGCAAGTCCTAAACGCTGCCGATTTAAACGCTTTTCACCCTTACTTTTCGTGGTTAGGAAGCAACAACACAACAGTTGCCAACGCCACGTTTGTAAAATTAACTACCACCAGCGGTAGCTCAACCGACAACTTGACCTGGTTCAATTCAGGTAACGCAAGAGTTACACCAAACATTCAAGGGCAATACATGGTTACTGCCTCATGTCAGACCGGCACAACCAGCACTAGAAGCATTATTGCGATCTATAAAAACGGTGCCCTTTATTCAAAAAACGACTTTCAGGTAGGCGTAACTGCCATGGTCATTGCACAAATGTTGAGTTGCAACGGCAGCAGCGATTACATAGAAATTTTTGTGTATCAACAATCAGGGGCAAGCCAAACTTATTCTGATTTCAAATGGACAGTAAACCTAGTAGCAAAGATTTGATGATGTACGAATTTCCTACAGACGACACAGAAAACGAATACCAGGCAATGATTCGAGGCCTGCTTGCAGCTTGTGACTGGACTCAGTTACCAGACAGTCCAGCAGACAAAGAAGCATGGGCCACATATCGACAAGCTTTAAGAGATTTAAACCATCACCCTGACTGGCCCAACGTGTTGTTGCCTGATATGCCATGAAAACGCTAGGCATTGTTGCGCTTTTGGCTGTGGCCCTAATGTTTGTGGTGACAAGCTGCAACGACAGAACCCGTGACAACTGCCAAACCAAACCCACAGCCACAAGGTGCATACCATGAGAAAACGATTAACCAACAGCGAGATTAAAGCCCGTTTGGTTTTTATGGTTGGCATTACTTTGTCAATGGTGTTTGGCATTTCGATGGTGGCAATTTTGTACTCACTTGTGTTTGTCGTACAGCCTCAGGAACCATCGCCCAATGACACCGAAATGCTTCAAATCGTTTCGGGTTCTTTTGCCGTATTGCTGGGTGGGTTGCTTGGTTTGCTTTCGGCCAATGGTTTGCGTGACTCTAAAGACAAGGATAAAGACGATGACCATTAGACCCTATACCGGCAACAAAGATGCCGTGCATGCCCAAAAGCGTGAAGGCACCAAAGTGTTTGTGGACTACTGCTGTTACCTATTCGGCGTTACCAATCTGGGCATTTTTAATGATCGAAACATGGTTGGCACAACCCCACCAAAAAAGTCTGTGCATGCCACCTGGCGAGCTGTAGACCTAAAAGGCACCGCTGAACAACGGTTCAAACTAATTGACTTCCTGTACACGCACCGTGACATTTTGTGCATTGAGGAAATCCACGATTACGCAGGCACCTACAAAAACAACCCCAAAGGCTTTGGTGCAGGTTTTCGTTGCGACAGGGACAGTTGGCGTGTGTACGACAAAAACACTATTGGTTCAAAAGGCGCCCAATGGGTGCACGTCGAAGTCGCCCCACTGCTGGCAGACCACCCTGATGTTTGCCACCACGCTTTCAAAACTATTATGGGTACTTGACATAGACCTACCGAATCGGTAGACATACCCCGACCTGACCCCGACTGAAGGACAACAAAATGAATGTAAAGCGTTTCCTAGGGCTAGCCCTATTCACCTACCTAATGTGTGCGGCGTTTGCGGTAGTCAACCAAAAAGACACCCCACCAAACACAACACCCAAAACCGTTGTAACGGTAACTCTGGGCGACCTGACCCCACAGCAGCTGCACGACAGGGCCGTAGAGCTGACAACCACAACCAGCACCACAACTTCAACACAACCCACCACAAAGGTGGCTTATGTTGACCCAGCCACGAAATGCCAGGAATGGTTGCCGGTGGCCGTATCTGTGGGCTGGCCGAATAACACCGAAACGCTAGAGAAGCTCGGCAGGCTGATCTGGAAGGAAACACGCTGTTTGAACATTGGGTACCAACACCCAAAGTTCAATGGCAGTGATCACGGTTTAGTTCAGGCAAATAACGTGCATAGGCGCTGGGCAGAAGAACTTTTCAACATGCCATTTGAAGAGTCAATGTCTGACCCGACCCTAAACCTGCGATTTGGTTTTCTGCTGTACGACACAATCGCTGAGACAGGCGCATGCGGCTGGAAACCATGGAGAATGTGCTAACACATGTTCAATGTTGACCGCCCCGACTGGCAACAAGACGCAGCTTGCAAAGGCATTGACACGGCCCTGTTCTTCCCCAGCAACGCCAAAGAATCTGCAGAATCACGTGCAATCATCAAACCAATATGTGAAGCCTGCCCAGTATTCGACAAGTGTTTTGCCTACGCCGTGTCATTTCCCGAAAAGGCGTTACAAGGCATATGGGCTAACACTTCCGAAGGCGACAGGCGCCGTATGCGCTACTCTGCAACACCAGTTGGTTATCGTAGAAATATCCCGACTAAATGAAAGGCCCGACATGACAGAACAGTTAGCCGAAATGACTGCGGCAATAGCCAAAGCAGAAATTGCTATGAAGGCCGCCGCCTGGCAGTTAGAAAAGCAAACCGAAGATATTGCAATGCTTAGAAAAGCCCTTTTTGAATTGGCTTATGTGGCCGAAGAGAACGGTATCTATTTGTCGAATCTGACTAAGCAGACACAAGACGCCATCGTGGCCATGCGCCTGGGGGGCTTCAAATGACCTGCGAACTATGCAAAACAGAACTGACACCCTTTGACATTCGCATGCAGGACTTGTTGCAAGGCATTTGCCTTAACTGTGGGAAGGCTGGCGACTGGCTACACATGACCCCAGACGAATCACGGCGCTGTGCAGAGCTACACAAATGGGCAAACATGACTAACGCTGAACGCACGGCCTACGACAGAAACAGGGGCAACTAATGGATTTGTCAAACTATGTCGACGTACCAACACGCTTTGCAGCTGCACTTGAACGCTGGCCTGAATTACGCATTATTGAAAACCGACCCGAAGTCATCACCATTGGCGACAAGACTTTCATTTCGGTAACCATGCAAGCGTGGCGTACACCTGACGACCCCGTACCGGCACAAGCAACATGCTTTGAACCGTTCCCAGGCAAAACAAGTTTTACCCGTGACTCAGAACAGATGAACGCAAGCACCAGCGCTTTGGGCCGTGTCCTAGGTCTAATGATGAGTTTCGGCCCGAAGATGGCTAGCGCCGAAGAAGTACGCAACCGTCAACAAACCAGCACCCCAGCAACGCTTGTCAGACAGCCCGAAAAGCCCCGTACACAGGCGCTAGGCGCAAATGCGAGCAATGCACCCACCTCAGCACAAATGAACCTTTTAAGGGCTTTAGATCATCAAGGCCCAGCGCCCGAAACCAAAGCCGAAGCCAGCCGTTTGATTGAAGAACTGAAAGGTAACAGGGCATGAAATACCCGACCTACGAAATGTCCCATGTCGACACAGAACTTACCCAGGCACAAGTCAACGAAGCACAAGGCAACGGCATTGTGCATATCGGCCATTACGGTTTAGGAGCTTTAGCCGAACTGCAAACAGTTGCCTGGCTAACCGATATCGGCGCCAATCCTGTTTGGAACTCTGGCCTGTATGACCGTGACATAACTGTGGGCAACATTGCTATAGATGTCAAGCACACATGCACCCATTACTGGCCGTTTCCTGAAGGCACCGTGTCAGTAAAAGAATCGTCACTAGAGCATCAGTATGGGTCAGTCATGGTGTTTGTGTGGCTTAAAAAAGACGCAGACAAACCCAAATTGCACACGTCAGTTGACACCGCCTATTTGGTTGGTTGGCTGTTCCCTGATGAAGTCAAGCAGTGTGGCAAAGTCGAAGCAGGGCAAGCGTGGCGAGACGGTACGACAATGAAATACACCAGTTACCGTGTGCAGCTGCGAGACATGCGCCCAATGGAACAACTAGCGACAGTCCTAGTGCCATGAAAGAGTCCCATTTCCAATCGCAAGTAATCATGTTGGCTAAGTTGCACGGCTGGCTAGTTATGCACACCCGTGCTGTGGAAATCCGCCCTGGGGTGTGGAAAACACCGTTAACCGGTCACCCTGGCTTCCCTGATTTAGTCCTGTGCCATGCTGATCGAGGCGTCATATTTGCCGAATTGAAAAGCAGTATTGGGACACTATCTACCAGCCAAGAATTATGGTTCAGCAGGTTGTCGTCAGCTGGTATGGAAGTCCACGTGTGGCGGCCTAAAGACATAGATTTCATATCCACCCGACTAGCTAGGAGACCCGACCATGACTGAATTTATGCAACCCATTAACCCAATTCGTATTTGGACTAAAGGTAGCAACCACCGTTTTGCTCACAATGTGTTTGCTATCGCCATATCAAACTCGCATGATGTCGAATACTTAACTGTGAACGGCAACTTCATGCCAGTAACAGCAATCACCCACGCCGAAGTCCTGCTCAATGGACAATGGACAGCCATTCACACTGTAGAGATACGCCACCCAGCGACCTGATACAGTCCCGATCTGCTAAGGCAAGGTTGGCTTTCAGTTCCTTGTAGCCATTTGCTGTAGGGGACTTGCCTCAGCAACAATTTCATTAGTCGCATGTGTGTGCCACGGTTGTAGGTGGTGGGCAGTAAACAGGGGAACCTGGGTAGACGCCTATGCACCGATGTAGGCGAACAGCGTTTCCAAACGGCACAAATGGCGA